ATAAAATATTGTTCTTCTTCTTCAATTGACTTAAAATTATAAGTTTTTCCCTTGCAAATTTTATAACCCTTAATAAGTTGTTGCTTATACTCGTCATCAATATCATTTAAGTCTCGTTTGTGTTCATCTGCCAAGTTTTTAATTACTGTCCAAATATGCTCATCTTCGATATTCATTTTTGCTTATTAGTGTTTGAGTTTAATATGCATTTTATTTTAAAGTTAAAAAACATTTCAATTTTTTCCGTGAAAAATGGTGTTTACACCTTTTCATCAGTGAAAAGTAACGTTGCCATGCGCATTTACAATGCGCAAAGGTGTAAAAGGTGTAAAGAATCAAATATTAAATATAAATCATATTACATTTAATATTTATTTATCAAAATTGTATCTGTCAAAATCAAACTTTGAAAAAGCTTCTTTCTGCGCCTTTCTTTGCTTTTCCTTTTTTGCTTTCTCTAATACTGCCATAGCAGCAGCCAATTCAGTTTCACTAACAACACCGTCATCGTTTGTGTCAATTAATTTATGAAGAATTCTATATTCACTAGGAACAATACATAAACTACTTTCCTCATTAAATAAATGATCAGATAATATTGTAAAAACAGCTGTTAATCCTAGGGCAGTATAAATATCACGAGTACCCATCCATGCCATAGAAAAAACTAATAATTGTTTGCTAACGGTATATTTCATATATTCCTCAGTTGATTTACTAAACTGAATAGATATGAACTTTGAACCTACGTTGAGTAAAATCATTACTACACCTGCAAAGAATTTACTATTATTTAAATACATAATATGATGATTTAAATACGATAAACCATTTGTCATCGGTGTAAATATGGTAGTTTTCCCTCCAATTTGTAAATCTTCATTGACAGGATTGACTTGTTTTGTATTTATAGATGATTCTGTTTTACTCATTTCACTATACTAAAATAACATATTATAAAAAATTTTACAAAAGCTTACATTATTCCAAATTTTCTAAAAAGGGTATGAATATTATTTTTGTGAGTATTATATGTTTTTTTTGTATAAATGCGTGCATGTCTTATATATGGATTATAAAATTCTCTTATTTTTGGAGTAAAAGCCTCTTCTTTATGTGTGGAATTTATATAAGCAAAAATAAGAATGATTATAATAAAAAGTAAATAATGAAAAAGATATTTCATATATATACTTATGTGTCAAAATAATAAATTACATAAATAATACTAAATAACTACTATTGTAGTATTATTAAACTATATTATATAAATTAAATTATAAAAATTAAATTAAATTAAACTAAAATTTTGAATACGAGTTAGTAAACGAACCATCGAATGCATCTACTTGACTAGATTCGCGCATATTATAATTTACAGGTATAGTATTAGATTGTTTTCCTCTTTTCATATTATTTTCAGTGCCAATTAGATCAAACCCCTCAGCGCCTGTTAAATTAGTCTTCTTTTGTGAAACAACTTGTTTAACTTGTTTAGCAATTTGCCCAGATCCTACATTAGCGGTTTGACCAGAAGCATCTGTAACAGTAGAGGAACCACTGCTCAAAGACAATGTGTTACCTTGTTGTCCTGTTACAGTGTTACCAGATACATCAATTTTATTACCAGACATATCAACTGTTTGTCCAGAAGCATCTGTGAAACCTTCTAAAAATCCCATATAGCTTTGATTGAACATAATAATGATAAATAGAACAGCGACAACTCCTAAAATCTTATTTGTGTAAGCAATGAATAATATAAACAATATTAAAACACATCTTCCTAAAACAGAATCTAATAAAAAGTTGAAAAATTGTGCTTGACTTAATAAAACAACAAGTAATAAAGTAGCAACAACTCCTAAATTATTTTTACTGACTAGCTTAAAGTTCATATATAAATAAAGTTATATAATTTTATTTTCTAAAAGTATAAATAAATTGTATTTTCAGTCGGTTTAAACAAATTATTATCTAAATTTTAATTAAGAATGTCTTTAGCAATGTTTGCTGCCCCATTTAATGATAATTCAAATAGTGAATCAATAATGAATGATAATAATAGTATAATAAATAAAAAACGACAAACACATAATAGAACGCAAAAAATATATCCTAAAGAAGGATTTAACGCAGGAGAAATAAATACAAATAAAGTAAATAATGTTTTAGATGAAATACACAAAAATTCTAAAGTAGATGATGAAAGTAGTGGTTTGACTGATTTTAATCCACCTCCAAAGCCAAAATCTGCTGGTGTAAATAAAACTATTACTACTGAAGAAATGATGAATATGACAAATCAAAATAATAGTGCTATGTTTAGAACATTAGGAAGAGCCCCTCAACCAAATTATGAAGGTGATGATAATTTAGATTTAAACGATTACGGTAATTATGGTGATAGTAAGAGTGTAGAAGAATATTATAAAAAAATATTACCAGGATATAATCCAAATAGAGGGCCAATAAATAAACCATATTACAATCAAAATGTTACTACTTCACATAACCAAGACAAACAAACCCAAGATCCTTTAATGCAAAAGCTAAACTATATGATTACTCTTTTAGAGAATCAACAAGACGAGAAAACAAACAATACAACAGAGGAAATAATATTGTATTCATTTTTAGGTATATTTATTATTTTTATAGTAGATTCTTTTGCTAGGGTTGGAAAATATGTAAGATAAAAAATATATTTTATAAAATGACTTAAACCAAATACACTATATAAATGTAGTAAAAAATGTCAAAATATTTAATAATTCATAATAAGCATGAAGGTTGTTATGATTTTCAATGCTATGAAGATGAGGCAACTAGAATGAGATTAACTTCTATTACTATAAATCCGCCGAAAATTTTCATGTTTAATGATAAACAGCAAGCACAGGAATTTTTTGATGAGTATATAAATGATGTAGATGTGATAGATAATAGATGTAGGAAAGGAGACGAAGTAGAGCATATTGACTATTGCACATGCGGAATCATTGAATTAGACGATGATGAGAACCCCATCTTATTTTATAATAAGAGAAACCAGATATTTTTTTTGGAGAATGGTCCGCAAGTATTTTTACCACCACAAGAGTTGAAAAATGATATAGGAAATTTGAATCTTACAAACAAATTAATACGAAAATGTAAGACACTAGGTAGAGAACAGAGAAAAAGATATATAGAATTAGGTAAGGTTTGTGAAGAATGTGAAGTTACTTCAAAGGAAAAAAATAAAGAGAAAGATAAAAAAACAAATAAAAAACAACTTATTATTGAAGAGGATGAAGATGATAAAGATGATGATGAATCTAATTAAAATAGATAAATATAGATAAATATAGATAAATATAGATAAATATAGATAAATTAAATTTTATAAGAATTTTAATTTATTATTAACACTTTATGTGATTTAAATGTTGGGTAAGCAAAATTATAAAAAAAATAAGCAGTGGGACTAATTATTAATGGTTTTGTTTTTAAGAGTATATTTTCAATAATAATATTGTTATGAGAAATATTTTCAATTGCCGCAAACCCAAAATAATTTTCAGCCGCTATTTTCCAAAAACTTATTTTAAACCCCTGTATAAAAATAGTATCATCTGTATTATTAATAGAAGCAAAACAACTGAGAACCTCTATATTTTTTTCTACTTGAACACATGATTTTCTAAAAAAATACGCGCATACAATTTCATCATCTACAATAATAACATTCACAAAAATATTTTTCGTCTTAATAAGCTCAATAATATTTGATATATCACTGCTTATAACAATATCAAAGCTATCCTTATTATTTTGAATAAAATCAAAAAAGAAATGAAAATTCTGCGGATTTATTTCTACCAATTTATATACTGCCTCCAAATCCATCGGTTTCGTCCATTTATCTACTTGAAAACCAAATGTAGAATAAACACATAGCGGAATAATACCTGTTAATTCATCTTCTCTCTTGAAAAGCGAAACAACAATGTTTTTATTAATATGACTTTGATTGTAATGGTGCGTTTGAATAATTTGTTGAGCAATCCCCTTTTTCCTTTTGAATTTATCCACGCATAAATAATCAACATAATAAGCCTTGAATGACGCATCTTTATCGCCATTATTTATAAAAATATTAACAGGTCGAGTCGTCATAACCCCTATAATTTTGAGATCCGTTATGTTAGTGCCTTTTTTTCGGTCGACCATGAAATTCTCTTCAGTATAAAATGATACAAAAGATTTATAATTATGTCCATGGAAATATGGAGTTATATTCGAAGACTCTGGTGCGAAAATATTGTCTTTATTTTGTAGATAGTTTGTCTTTATGAAATTTACAAACCTTGTCAGTTTCAGTTTGGATAGCTCATCGAAAACAATAGTTTCTATATTTTTAAAATTAGTGTATTTGTTTTTTGTTGGCAAAGAGTGGTTTATGATGCCTGGTGCGTTAAAATAATAACCTAAATCGTATATATGAAATACTGGTTGATAAACCCAAAAACCGTATTTAATTTTTATGTAAATATAAATAATGAATATAGTGATTACTGTAAAAAATAATATGTATGATAAATACTCAATCATATTATTTGATAATTTTAAAAATACTTTGGAGAAACTTATTATTATACTCTAAATATTATAATCATTATACACGGTTTTACTATAATAATTTGTGATGTTATTTGATTGTCTTATAGGGTTAGCGCGTTTTACACTTTCTTCATATATTTGAATAGCTTGTTTTCTTCCTTTAAATTCACCAATATTCACTTTTTTATTTTCCAAATCTTTATAATGCTGGAAAAAATATTTGATTTTTCCTCTACTTATAATTGATAAATCATTAATATTTTCAAATAGTTCATAACCAGGAGCTACTTTTTTAGAAGGAAAAGCGATCAATTTAGGATCATCTCCTTTATCATCTGATGTTTCTAAGACACCTATTATCTTACATTCGATATAAGAACCAGGAATAAGTTCATCATCCATTAAAACAACAACATCAATAGGGTCACCATCTTCTGATAAAGTATTTGGCACGAAACCATAGTTGAAATGATATTTTAAAGGTGTATGTAACACACGATCACATATTAGTGCTTTTCTCTCTTTATCATATTCATATTTAATATGACCATTTTTAGCAATTTCAATAAATACATCTATAACATATTCATTACAATTGGAACCATTATCACTATTAACACTATTATCACTGTTAACGCTATTAGAACTATTAGAACTATTATTACTCATTATAATAATATAAATTGTATTTTGTATTTATATTATTTAATGTCTTTTATACTTTAATTTTTTATATTTTATATTTTATTCGTTTGAATAATGGATTAACCAGGTTTTACAAAAATATACAAATATTGGTTTTCATAAGCACATTTTACAAGATCTACCTTACTATTCATAATAAATCCACAATCCTGCGCTTGATTTACAATACTTGTAGTGTCTTCCATATGTAATACTTGTTGTTGTTTTCTTACATTACCATCATTGAACTTGAACTTTTCATCAAAAGTAGCTACATCATTGTCTTTGTCCAAGTTGAAATTGGAATTGTAAGTGAACTCTTCAAAGGTAATCTTTGTTTTCGTTATACGCTCCTTAGCATATTTTTGCGGTGAAACTATATATAATGGATTTCCTGGTGGTAAGATAGGGTCGAATGTTTCCCTGTCGACTAAATGAACAATTAAATAACCACCTGGCATTAACCATTCCATACAATTATCAAAAAAGTATCTTTTGTCTTTAAAATAATAAATAGTAAAATACAAACATAATATATGTGTTAAAGAATTATATTTAAATATAGAATTATCTAAAGCATCACCTACCTTGAATTTTAATCCAGGATAGTTTTGCTGAGCTTGTTTAATCATAGAAGGTGATATATCAATACCTACTACATTTAAATTTTTCTCTGAAAGTTTGGCTACATGATGACCAGTTCCACAACCAATATCAGCAATTACACTTGTTGAATCAGGTTGAGTCGTTCTAACTATAGCACCGCATTCATAATCATTTTTTACAATATTAAAAACTAAGTAATCGTAAATATTAGCATAAAAATCGTCATATATATCATTGTCTTCCTTGAAAAGGAATTTTTCATTTTGGATGAATCCTTCTTTTTTTTTCATAGATAATACAGCTCTAAAAAATGCCATTACAGCTAGCAGTAAAACAATAAATATAAGAATTTTTCCAAAATTAGACATTTTATTATAAATAGTTGTAATTGATTTAATTATTTTCATCTATATGTATTGTTGTTATTTTTTTTGTATAATTTTTAATTATATGAGCGATTCAGAAATTAATGATATTAGAGGACAAAAAGATTTTAAAGGAATCACCTTTTCGAAATTTAAAAAAACAGATGTAAGAAAAGAATTGCTAAATAGTTTAATAAATTCCAAGATAGAACCAGCATGTTATTGGAGTGCAGAATTAATATGTGCCGGACATTATAGTGATCTTTGGGAGTTAATATTGTTTTTCTATAGTAAATTTATTCATTTAGGGAATCCTAAAATAGCCATTTATTTAGAATTAAGAATCAACAATTTTAAAGATATAATAAACAATGGTTTTACTGGAAATGAACTTAGAATGAGAAATAACGATAAAATTCGCCGACTTTTTTGCGAAGTTATGTGTGTGTTGTGTGATGCTAAAAGGAAACATAGTTTTGACAATATAAAAATTAAGAAGGAAGATTTTGATATGACACAAATGACGGATCGTTTCAAAGCACCCAATATCAAATATGCGGAAGAGGTGTTTTTAAAAGAAGACCCTAAAGAGCTATTTGTTGCTATAAATGAATTCGCATACAACATATCTCAAGACGGTAAAAATATAATAAGTGCATGTTATTGGATAGAGTGGATTATGGAGTTTGAAACCTTATGTAAAAGTAGAAAGGAAAAAATTAGGTGCGAGAGAAGAACATTTGTGCCAGTAGATAGCAAACTACAAATGGATATTATTTGGATTGTATGGGATCTATTATTGAAAGAAGGTGAAAAAAGATCGAAAATAATAAAAAAAATATTAGAAGCTTTATTAAGCTTGTTCACTTTAAAATTCACACAAGGGTGTTACAAAAAACGCAAGTATATTTTATATTTTGCAGTATCTTTATTATGTGAAACTATAAATGTCGAGGAAGAAATAATACGAAAGACACAACAAGAAATTGTCAGCAATGTTGTTAAAAAAATAGATTTGGTTTACAAACAGATAAAAAAGAATGAGGAATCACCTGGAACAGAATATTTATTCAAAGACATAAAATCGTCTAATTTAGAAAAGACGATTGAAAAATTAGAAAAAATGAATACTTTTGGTGAATCTTTTATACCAAGATTATAACCAACATTATAAAAATATTGCGTTATAATATATGAAACGTGGACATACAAAAAAACATAGAAATAGCAGACATACAAAAACAAGATCTGCACATAAGCCTAGTTTGAAGAGTTTTGAAAAAGAAATAACTGTTGTCTTTTTAGAAATGCTTTTGATGATAAAATTATATCATTGGAAAACAACCAGTTACGCTACACATAAAGCAACCGATGAGTTATATACAAAATTAAATGCTAATATAGATAGTTTTATTGAAGTTATTTTAGGAAAATCAGGATCAAGAATTGATTTAATGGGACATAAACATATTAGACTAGTAGATTTGAGTTCTCAAGAATCTTTGAAGAGAGAAGTGGAACACTTTAAACACTATTTAGTAGGTTTAAATAATAATAAAGCAATGATGTCAATGAGTAATACAGATCTATTTAATATTCGTGATACAATTTTAGGTGATATGAACCAATTTTTGTATTTATTGTCATTCAAATAAACATGCGAAATTATAATAAAAATTAATATATTTATTTTTATTATAATGGATAATTCAAAAAATTTATCAAATTCTTTATTACAGTCAAGTGACACTTCTTCTTTAAATAATTCAAGTAGTTTAAGTAGTTCATCGTCTTTATCAAATATGGGGACAGGTTTTTTTAGTATGTTACAAAATATAAATGGGCTTACCTGGATAATAATTATATTGATTTTAGCATTTTTAGGTTTTAACGTTTTTGTTTATTTAGCAAAGGGAACACAAGATATTACTAATTTTTTCAATCCTATTTTAAAAAAACTATTTGGTGTAGCACTAGTAACTACAGGCGAAGCTGTTGATATAACTGCTGAAGGCGCTAAAACAGTTATAAATACTACTGCTGATGTTCTTGATACTGGTCTAACTGCTATTCAAAAAATAACACCAAATCCAGAAGGCAAACAAGCAGAAAGTAGTGTTCCATCACAACAAGTAAATATGTCACAAGCGGATATAATGGCCAACAATAGTTTAAATAAAGCATTGAACAATGCAAGTGCCCAAAAGAATACAAAACAGGATCAAGATTATGAAGCGAATGAAGCTACTAGTTCAGTTCATTCTTCAGGACAACAAGGTGGTTGGTGTTATATAGGGGAAGATAGAGGTTATAGAACATGCACTCAAGTAGGTGTAAATGATAAATGTATGTCAGGTGATATTTTCCCTAGTCAAGAAATATGCATAAACCCTAGTTTAAGAGCTTAGAAAATATAATACAATTTATTGTGTATTTATTGTATTATAAATTATAAATTATAAATTATAGTATTTGAAGGCGTAGATTCTATTGTTGTGCTTAAAGATGTTACATAAATAATATTTTCTTTTGAAGTTATATTAATTGTTACTGTAAATGTAGTATATAGAACATTAATATATATAACACCATTTAAATAAATATTAAAACTAGAAATAGGTAAACATTCTTTTGATTCAATATTGGTCCATGTAATAGTTACATTTATTTCAGTTCCAGATTCTATTGAAACAATTGGTGGGTCAGGTTTAACAGCACTCAAAAACCCTTTATAATTTATAGGATATTTGTTTGTGCTATTATTCATAAAGTAGCGCGTCTTTGGATACCATGGTGACAACTTTGAGTCCCAATATAAATATATTGGCGTTCCTGGAACATCACTGCAATAAGTAGGAAACAAATTTCGTTGTTTAAAAGTATTTATTACTTCACCAGTGCATTGATTTACTATAGATGTTCCAATGAGTGATCCACCATCCTTTAATAAATTGTTTGAACAGTCTCCTATTCTTTGTGAATAATATTGAAAAGGGCCAGATATATTATTTGGCGAACCAACTATTTCATTTGGGAAAGGAATGCTATTATAATTGACTCTTTGATAACTATTTGTATTTGGATTTGTATAAGTTTGTGATTGTGTAGCATATCCTTTTTTACGTGTGTTCCACATACCTTTAGCTATTAGTGAATATTTTTGATTCTTTGTCATACCAAAATTATTATTTTTATACTGAAGTATATTACCCTTTTGAATTTGTTTTTGAATTAAACTTGCATCTAATAATGTGCCCTTTTTATTTAATAAAGGTATGTATACAGAATCATATGAATCATTATCTTGAATATATGTACACTGATTTTGAACTCTAGACCATACTCTTGTAGGATTAGGGTTATAAACTATAGGGTTAGACATATATATAGTTTATTTATTAATTCTCTTTAATAAATAAATTATATTAGGTTATAATTAAATTAGATTATAATTAAATTAAAGATGTTTATTTTATTAACTACTGGAACTAGCAGATGTAACCGAATCAGTTAGTTCACTTGTAGGATTATATGCATCACCTGCACCATAAAAGAACCATCTTAATGATAAATAATTATAGGTAGGAACAGACATTCCACCAGTAGAGCCAATCATTTTAGTATTAGGTCCTTTGTTTATCAAATTTTGTATTGCTGTTGTTCCTAAAGCATAATTATAATACCATAGATTAGAAATGTAACCATCAAAACCACCGTTCATCGCTACATACACGTCGCCATAGTTTTGTTTTGGGACACCAGTTAAGTTAATACTTCTGGTAATAGTTCCATTAATATAAACATCCAAAGTTGTATTTTGACATCTAATTATAACATTTACCCATTTATTTAATGGAATATCAGGGATAGTTATTTCCTCATTAATTACATAATATGTGTTCATGATAACCACCAAAGTATTTGAATTTGGAGCTAAATATAAACCAGGTGCGTTATTTGGATCAATAATACCATTAGAACCTAAATCACTATTACCTTTACTAAAGATATGTTGATAAGTATTAGAAGTAGTATTTACACTGTCTATATAAAGCCATACAGACCATGTAAATTCTACACCATCAGTAGCATTTACAGATCTATAAATAGTAACTGAACCATTGCTACTAGGATCTTGAGGGAAAATAATCATTTGACTACCATCTACCATACCATCTATAAGATGAGGTGAATCATTTGGTGCGAAAAACCATGAAAGAACTGTTATTCCTAATCTTAATAATACAATAAAACCAAATAAAACTAATAATAGAAATGCAAATTTTGCTACTAAACTATTTGATTCTAAAAATTCACGATTTCCAAAATTGCCTTTATTTGTTGAAAATGAATTAAATGCTCCGTTACTGTTCATTATATATATTAATTAAATAAGAAAATTTAAAAATATTGTTTCAATTTAAAAATTTCTTTTTTCTCTATACTAATCTTTAGTATTACTAGAAAGATTAAAAAAAATTATCTAATTCGTCTATATTCAAACAATCTTTATTTATATCTTTGACATCCTTAGAATCCATTTATAACATATAATGAAAATAATATACGTTTTATATATTTTATAATTTAGAAATATGATCTATTAAATTGATACACTACTTTGTGTAGTTCCATTTTCTACTAAAGAAATTTGGATTTGGTATGAGTTAAACATAGCGCCCCAACTTGAATATCCTTTGGTATAAATATTCCATGCATCTTGTGGATTCAAAGAATTTGGATAATATTGTAATTTTGATGTCCAACCATCGAAACCACCGCTTGGTGTGACGTAAATATTGGCATTATTATTAACACTCGCTACACCAGGTAATAAACATGTTTTAACTAACTTACCATCAATATATAAATCCATTGATCTACCATAAACACTTACTATTAAGTTGACCCATTTTTGAATTGGAATATTAGAAATATTACATGTTTGAACAACAGTATTTCCTCCTGCAGTTGTTGGTTCTTGATCAGCACCAGGATAACAACCTAAAGAAACAGATAGGTTGTTTTCAACCGCACCTAAAACTACTGCTGGACAAGGGTCTAATCCATTTACACCATCTACTGAACCACTTCCTGAAGCACTTACGGAACCCATTCTGCCAAAAATAACTTTGGGTTCTCCATAACGATAATTCCAATCGTTAACATAGAACCATATAGAATAAGCAAAATTACTAGATGGCGTATTAGATCCATTTGTTGCTAAAGAGGTAGCATCAATAGTTGTTGCAGTTTGACCGCTTTGAATATTTTGTAATGTATATGGATCAGAGAAAATATATTTCATTAACAAATAAATTAGAACAATTATAACTACTGTAATGACAATACTTAAAGGACTCATTGTATAATATAGATTTAGAAATTTTCTAGTTATTTTCATGAATTAAATTAATAAATTGATAAAATTAATTTATTAATAATCGAATAATCGAATAATGTCTTAATGTTTATAGAGTAGTATTTATAGACGAACTTAATGTGTTTGTATTATTTATTAAAATAGTTGTATTAGACTCATTTGTTGTAGGTGGATTTTTATCCTTAACAATGTTATATAAATAATAAATTCGTGGTTGTGTCAATGGTTTTCTAAAATAAACCACATTACAAATACCACCTTTAATCCCAGAATCTTGACCTATTGTTAAACTATCCAGTGTATAATATGGAACGACATCTATATTTGATTTAACTAATTCACCATTTAAAAATATATCTAAAAATCCACCATTATAGTTAAGAATAATATTATTCCATTTTTGTAGTAAAAAATTATCATTTATATAAACAATTCTATTACCATTTGTGTCGAATTCATATGCGCTATTATTTGATGAGTCTTGTAATCCCTGCTGCATCATCGTAATCATTAAAGTATTTGTCGAACCATTATAGAGGACGTTCGGTTTATTTGCAAAATTTAATATAGATGTATATGTTTCATATGAAGGATTTGTATTTGGTGGTGCCGCATCTATAAAAACCCAAAAAGATAAAGAGTATTGATAATCATATTCATCACTGCCACCATTCAAGTCTTGATATGTTCCTAAATTATATTGTGTATCTGTGTATACAGGTTTATTCACTAGTTGATCACCACCTTGAATACTAAAATAATTATAAATATAAGGTGCTATAAAATATACCAAATATATGCCTAGCACAGAGAATAATGCAATAAAAGACCCATAAGTTGTGTTGTTATATTCATTTTTAGCAGTTTTTCCAATTGCGTCAAATGTTCCTGTAAACAAACAAGGAATATAAAATAATAAGTTAAGAATTAAATTAATGAAACCAGATTTTTTAGAATTTCCAGATGGTGATTGAACATTAATAGCTTTATATATTAATCCAAGAATTATAATAACAAGCACTAAATTTAATATAAAACTAACAATACTAGATTGACCTGATAAATTTTGAATACTATTAGTTAACCAGTATATTATTAATCCAGATACAATAAATCCAAAAATAATTAATAATGAGCGTTTTATTAAACTGGTTGTATTTGAATTAGCTGCTTTATTCGTGATTTCAGGAAATAAATTAAATATATTGATAGTGCACCATAGAATAGAAATGATTAATACGATTATAACAACACCTGCATATTTACTTTGATTATCCAATATACCGCCTTGATTTGTATAAATTAATGCTGTCATTATAATCAAAAATATTACAAAAAGTATGCTACTATAAACCCCACGTTTTGAAAAATTATTTAAAAAATTCTTTTGTTGTTGATTACCACTATTTTCTGGTAATGTTAAAAGAGTAACCAAGTATATAAAAGCGAAAACAGATGTCACTATAGTTAATAATAATGTGTAACCAAAGTATTGAGAAATATATCCACCTGGGTCTGTATTGTAAAAAATAATATAACATGTGATCAAGCAAAAAGTAATAATCATCATTTTAATTCTTTCATAATTAATGTTAAAAATGTCTACATAATTTGCTGTTGTGGCTTTGTAAAAAGATAAAACACCAAGCAGTGCGGTAATAGGTGTGATAATATATGCGTAATTGTTTAAAGTATCACTAGGCATAAGTGTAAAAAATAATATAAGAAATATTGTGTATAAAATAACATATACTACATTACTAATTTGAGAGAATAAATCTCTCACTTCTTTGAAATTAGGTAGTAATGTAAAACATAGCAAAACAATAATAAGGACAAAAAATACAATAACGAAAACATCTCCTGTTATTTGTTGTTGGCTACTTGTTAATGGGTCAAACTTGACTTTAAATATTAGTAAAAGCAACATAATAATAAGAAAAATGATTAGGACAGCGAATCCTGTTAAAAGTCTAGGTGTTGTAAATACTGAACTTATATTATTACCTACATTACGTATATTATTGTTTATATTTGTATTCATATATTATTATAACACAATATTATTTCATTTTATTTATTACAATTATTCAAATAATATTCCTATTATGATTTCTTAATTTTAAATTTTACACCTTTTCTCTTTGAAAACGCCTATAAATGAGGAGTTTTCAAAGAGAAAAGTAACGTTGCCATGTGCATATTAAATGCGCAAAGGTGTACAATTTATAAACAAGTTACATATTTTCACTTGCAGTCTTTTTACCATGGCAATTACGACAAAGCGCTATCAAATTTTGCACATCATTCCCACCGCCATACTCTAAACGTGTCTTATGATCAATCTCAAATGTATGATCTAGTTGTGAATCACAGTGTCCGCATTTCCAATCTTGATTAGCAGCAACATATTTCTTTTTTGTTTCACTTACGGAACGTTTTGTGCCATTTTTACCAGATGTTAATATTCTTTTATCACAATTTGTAAATCCAGGTGGCGCTCCACATGGTTCAAAATCATTGAATGATTCCATAAAACTACGTTCATTTGATGATGTGAAATCAAATACAGGACTTAACATATCCATGGATGTTTTATCGATAGGCATAAATTTTACCACATTATTCGCATATAATAACATATTACGTCCTTGTGCAGGATTTCTTTTTAACAATAAATAAATACCAATGCCTAATAAAACATAGAAAATCATTTTATAGTATTTTTTAAATGACAATAACATTTTTGTATATTTTCCATCTTGGTATGCGTTATATACAAAGAATGCTGTTAATCCTAATATAAATATTTCTAATCTCATTATATATATTATTAAATAATAATATATATTAGTGATAATTTTGTTATCTAATAAATTTAAATATAATTTCTATTATTTATTTTTTATTAGAAGTTGTATTCTTTTTCATAGTGTTCGTCATTGGTTCCTTTGATTGAAAGTTTTCCTTTCCAAAAGGTCCTTGTAATTTGACAGCATTCAAATATCCACGTTGTTCGCTTGATAAACGCATAATTCTAAGCATTGCTAATAACATAACAATATATGGTAACAATACTAAGAACCATGAAAGAGAATGTAAACCTTTATCACATAACCATCCTAAAACAAATGTCCAAATAAGGGCAAAAACCAATTTAAGAACTATTGCTAAAATACCAAAACCGTTAAATAATTCTACTAGTGCAGCTATTACTGCAATGGCAAAATATATTTTTGCTGGTGTGCAAAGCTTTGCGAATTTCTTCAACATTATATATTATTGTTATATTTTATTTTATTTTATTTTTATATTTTCTTTTTTTTGAAACCATAAATAAATTTTCTGTTTTAAACTTTCTTGTTTTATTTTTGGATAATCTTCTAAAAAATCTTTTGGAACTACTTGGTATAAATGTTTTCCCAGTTAAACTTTTAATAAATTTTTTTCTAGTGGTTTTGTTATTTATGTTCTTTATACCACTTGCTAATTTTATTTGAACAATTTCTTCTTTATTTATTAACTTACCTAATTTGTAAAGATCTTTATATAACTCAATTAAGTTGATTGGTTTAATTCTCGGTTCGTATAAATATTTGATAAATAAATTTTTAATTGCGTTAAACATATCTAATTGATTATTTGTTAAATTATCATAATTCAAATGTAATAATTCCAATAATGGAAAATATACTGTAATAAAGCCCCATTTATCTGTAATCTCAATAAAAACATTATCTAAATAATCACGTAAATTTAATGTCCCATTTTCTCTAAATTTTGTAAAATGAATAAGTATCTGGACTATATAATTAATAATATAAGGAACAGTAAATTCACTCTCAATTAACGTTTTTTTATTTTCTTCTGTCAAATTTTTGATCTCATTGTTGAATAAAATATACATTATTTCATTTATAAATTTATAATGACCAGGACCTCTCTCTTCAATCCAGGAATGTAGATAATCTAAGACAAAAGGTTTTAGATTTGCTTCATCCTTTTTCCCACCATTTAAAATATATTCTGTGTATTTTTTAACAAAAGATTCTGTAAAAATGATAACTGAGAATGGAACATTAAATTGTAATGGTCTATTTCTCCATGTGCTAGGAAAAGAATCTTCTTTAAATGGAACATATTCTGTAGATAACCCCCAATCGATAATTCTGGTTTTAATTTTATCTTTATTTTCTTCATCTTTATCTTCATCTTTATCTTCATCTTCTTCATCTTTATCTTCATCTTCTTTATCTTTATCTTCATCTTCTTCTTTATCTTCTACTAAAATATTTGAATCTTTCAAATCACAATGATATACATTTTTTTTATTCATAGGAACAATTCCATATTTTAATAGTTGAACTAATTTTATATGTAATTTATATATTTTTGCAAATGACTGGTTTTCATAGATGTAATCATCAACAGGTTTTCCACCGTATGGTATATTTAAAGCCATCATTTTACTCAATTTTTCATTTATATTACTTTTCTTTATTTTATCATTTTTAAAAGCGTTACACTTTGCATTAAAATCTTTGAGATCATTCTCTGTTAATTTTTCAGGTTCGCATAAAGTCAAATCGTCTACTAAAAAATAATTTCTATAGTTTTTTATATTTTTAACTTTCTCTCTAATATCATGTATTTCTTCATATTCTTTTAAAGCATGGTCTTCTGTCATTAATTTTGTTATTTTTCCTTCTTCTTTTTTTGAAGAACCTTTGCATTTTAACGCTGGGCTAAAAACACAACCAAATCCTCCTGAAGCAATTGCTTTACCACCCTGTTTTTTATTTTTATTTAATTTATTATTCATTTATATACTATATTTATATTTATTTTTGTAAATATTGGTTTTACCTTTTTATTTGTCATATAGGTAATAAATTAAACCTGAAATTGATATTAAAATAAAAATATAAATTGCCTTATCTCTCATCTTATAATATTCTGCTAACTTAATATCTTTCGATTTATATTCATCATAATATTTTACAAAAAAATCATTCAACGAAACTTTCGGTTTTTCTAATTTCTCATTAATTTTATTGTGCATGAAGTGAACCCACCTTACAAAGGAGTCTCTATTATCTAAATAAGGCGTTATTGGGTATTTATCTATTAATTTACTAAACTCTCCTGAAATTTCTGATACTGGAAGAAATAAAGGTATATTTTGTATAAACTCATAATACTTTTTTTTTGTAACAGAATTAGGATGATGTGGATATGTCATAGCAACGGTATGTAAAAAAAACCAGTAATGAGGTCCCCATACTTTTGGATCAAGATAAACAGTCATTAATATTTTTAAGTAAAATATTATTTATTTTTAAACCATCATTTCAAAATAAATTTATATAACAACAATTATTATTTAAATGTATTTATTTATAAAACATTAGTTAATACAATGAATAAAAGTATAAATATATGTAATAATTGTGGTAAGCAAGGTCATTTATTTCACCAGTGTAAGTTACCTATTACAAGTTATGGTGTTATTGTATTTAGATCTAGTGAGAAGGGTCTTCAATATCTTATGATAAGACGTAAGGATAGTTTTGGTTTTATCGATTTAATTAGAGGAAAATATTCACCCTATAATATTTATCAAATACAAAACATAGTCAATGAAATGTCGTTAGTGGAAAAAGAGAGAATATTGAATGAATCGTTTGAAGAATTATGGACGAAAATGTGGGGTGAATCATGTAATACACAATATAAAAATGAAGAACAAACAACCTCGAAAAAATTGGAAATAATAAGAAATGGTGTATTCTTAAACGATGACTTCATAACATTAAGAGATATTGTAGATAAGAGTAGTTCGAATTGGGTTGAAACGGAATGGGAATTTCCTAAGGGCAGAAGAAATAGTAAGGAGAAAGACATTGATTGTGCTTTGAGAGAATTTGAGGAAGAAACAGGAATTCCTCATAATAAAATAACTATCATAGAAAATTTATTGCCTTTTGAAGAAATATTTATAGGAACAAATCATAAATCCTATAAGCATAAATATTTTTTGGCTTATATGAATGATATGGAAGATATTTTGAACAATTTTCAAGTGACAGAGGTAAGTAAATTAGAGTGGAAGACATTGGATGAATGTTTAGAATCAATAAGACCATATAATTTAGAAAAAAAGAAATTAATTAAAAATATTAATAAAGTATTACAAGAATATAGATTATATTAATAATATATAGTATTATGACAGAAAATCCAAAAAAAAAGACAAATTTAATTATAGAATCTTCAGAATCTTCACAAGAAAACAGTAATAATACTAGTAGTAATAATACTAGTAGTAATAGTTCTGAAACAGAAAATACATCTCCAACTAAAATATCAAGTGATGATAATTCTATAACGTCGTCTATTCCATCTAATAAAGATAGTGTAGTTGAAGATGAAAATGAAGATATAGAATCATCTTCTACTAATTCTCTTGATGAAAATATTAATTTAGAAGCTGAATTCAAAAAAATTAATTGTAAAGATGAAAATTTCTATTCCAAAGACTGTAATAAATTTTTACTGAAAAAAGAATTAGTTGAAGGAAAATATTTAGAAGAGCATCCAGAAGAAGACCTCTATTTATATCCTAATTTAAGTGATAAAAACTTTAATATTAAAATTGCTACAAAAAAAGAATTTAATGATACAAAATACGATGGCACGATTCATAAAAGTATTAAAGAACAAGCTGATATATTAGCTAATGCTGATTTTGAATTGCAACCACACCAAGCATTTGTGAAAAATTTCATGTCATTTCAAACACCATACAGTAGTATGCTTTTATATCATGGTTTAGGAACAGGTAAAACCTGTAGTGCTATAGGAATTTGCGAAGATATGCGCGATTATATGAAGAAAATGGGTATTACAAAAAGAATAATTATTGTTGCCTCTGAGAATGTTCAAGACAATTTTCGCTTACAGCTTTTTGACGAGCGTAAATTAAAATTGGTTGATGGAATATGGAATATAAGATCTTGTACAGGGAACAAATTATTGAAAGAAATAAATCCAATGAATATGAAAGGCCTGCCTAAAGAGAAAGTAATAAGTCAAATTAATAATCTTATTAATTCATATTATATCTTTTTAGGTTATGGTCAATTTGCGAATTATATTATCAAAACAATGAATTATGAGGAAGAAGTTAAAAGAACATTTGATAAGAAAAAAAGTAAACCTGGAGAAAAAAGAGAAAAAACAAAGATTGAATTACTTAAAGAAAAGCTTAAAGATACTAAGGTTGAACTAAACAGTAGAATTATTAAAAGACTACAAAATGAATTTAATAATCGTTTAATCGTGATTGACGAGGTTCATAACATACGTAAAACAGATGATAATGAAAATAAAAAGGTAGCTATAAATCTAGAATTTCTAGTAAAAGCTGCTGAGAATTTGCGTTTTATTCTTCTTTCAGCTACGCCTATGTACAATAATTATAAAGAAATCGTATGGTTATTAAATTTAATGAATACAAATGATAGACGTAGTAGAGTTGAAGCAAAGGATATTTTTGATAAAAATGGAAATTTCAAAAAAAATGGAGAGGAAATATTAATTAGAAAAGCAACAGGTTATATTTCATTTGTTAGAGGTGAAAACCCATATACTTTTCCTTATAGGGTTTATCCTAACATATTCGCTAAAGATAATACATTTCCAAAAATAGATTATCCTTCTTACCAAATGAATTTAAAGAAGATTAAACATGAAGATAAAAAACGAATATTGAGTTTATATTTGGTAAAGTTAAAAGATTGTAATAATTGTGGTAAGTGTCAGTTTTGTTCGTATAAATATATAATACATAACTTGAGAAATAAAAAGTTTACTATAACTACGAAAACAGGTGTTGTTCGTGATATGCCCAGTTTTGAAAATATGGAGTCTTTTGGTTACACATTATTACAAACACCAATAGAATCACTTATTATTTCATATCCAGTATTAGGATTAAAAAACATGCTTGATGATATACCCAATGAAAAATATTCTGATGAATTTTCACCTAGTTTTTCTGAATCTATTGCAAATGAGAAAAGTGAAAAAAGTGAAAAGGATATTGAATTAGAATCACCAGGTTTTATGGAAGAAGACGAAGAAGAAAAAGAAGAAATAAAACCAGGCAATAAAACTATGTTAGGTGGAAATGTATCATTAACAGGTAAAGCAGGTCTAGAGAGAATTATGGATTTTGTTGACACAAAAACACCTGCAGAAAAAGGACAATTTCAATATAAAAAATCAACAATTGATCATTTTGGTAAAATTTTCTCTCAAGAAGTTATTGGAAATTATAGTGCAAAAATAAAATCTGTTCTTGATAATATTTATAATCCAGAAACTGGTGTTGTTAGTGAAGGTGTTATATTGATTTATTCACAATATATTGATAGTGGGTTAATTCCTATGGCTCTTGCTTTGGAAGAAATGGGTTTTGTAAGATATGGTCAAGGGGCAAAATCATTATTCAAAACAAAACCAACAGATGTGGTAGATGCTAGAACTATGAAACCACCTACTGATAAAAATGATTTTATGCCTGCTCGTTATTCAATGATTACAGGTGATCCCAGAATATCTCCCAATAATGATTTTGAAGTGAATGGTTTAACAAATGAAAATAACAAAAACGGCTATAAAGTAAAAGTTGTATTAATTTCAAAAGCAGGTTCTGAAGGTATAGATTTTAAATACATAAGACAAGTTCATATATTAGATCCTTGGTACAATATGAATCGTATTGAACAAATTATTGGTCGTGCTGTTCGTAATTTCTCTCATAAAGACTTGCCTTTTGAAAAAAGAAATGTGGAAATTTTCATGTATGGAACTATTCTAGGTGATAATAAAGAAGAAGCGGCTGATTTATATATTTATCGTGTAGCAGAATATAAAGCTGTTCAAATTGGTAATGTAACTAGAGTATTGAAAGAAACAGCTGTTGATTGTATTATAAATCATGACCAAACAAATTTTACACAAGAAATTATGGGCGCTACTTTAAAAGAAAAGATTACACAAGAGTTATCTAATGGAATGATAATCAATGATTTTAAAGTTGGTGACGCTCCTTTTTCACCAGCATGTGACTATATGGCTACATGTAATTACTCATGTCGTCCTGATAAGAAAATAGATGAGGCAAATCTAAATGAAGATACATATAATGAGAATTTTATTTTAACCAATTCTGAAAAGATTTTACAAAGAATTCGAATGCTTATGAAAGAAAATTTTTTCTACAAAAAAGACGTATTGTTGAAAGCAATTAGAACGCCAAAAGAATATCCATATGTTCAAATATATTCAGCATTAACACAATTAATTGAAGATAATAATGAATTTATTGTTGATAAATATGGTAGAAATGGTCGATTAGTAAATATTGGTGAGTATTATTTATTTCAACCAATCGAATTGAAAGATAACAATGTTTCTTTATATGATAGATCTGTTCCAATTGATTATAAACATGATATGATTAATTTTGAAATTAAACAAAATATATTAAAACCTGTTATCGATACAAGAAATTTGGCAAAATTAGTTGTTGAAGAAGATGAGTTAGTCGAAAAATTCAGTGAAGGTAAAAGAATATTAGATGAAATGAAACAAAATTATAATACAAGTAAAGAATTTACAAAACAAAGTAAGGTTCCTAGAGGAGATGATAACTGGTATAAACATTGTGGTATTGTTATAAAAAAAATGTCGAAAGAGTATCCAGAATCAGCAAAATATTTAATCAGCTTTTTAGTAGCGCATATGATTGAATTATTGTTATTTGAAGATAAGTTAGAAGTTATGAATTATCTTTATTCTTTAGATGATATACAAAATGAAAGTTTTGAATGGTTTGCGAAAGACTATTTTGAGAGAAATAGTATTCAAACAAGCAATTTCAATGTATTTGTTATGTATAAATTAAATAAGAGAATGATAATGATATTAAATGATAATAATAAATGGGTAGAAGCGGAGCCAGAAGATGTGCGTGAAATCGCCACATCCAAAGAAGCAAAACATCAATTTACTTTTAACATGGATGATTATAATAGGATTATTGGGTTTATAGGTTATGAGAAAAATAACAGATTTTTTGTTTTTAAAACGAAAGATATGTTGTCTAAGCGCGACACAGGTGCTAGATGTGACGAAGCTGGTAAGAATAAAACATTAAAACTACTTAATACTATTGTTGGCGATGAAAATAGATACACAAATGAAAATACAAAAGCTGTAAAAGAGAAAAATGGAACTGTTATAAAAGAAGCTGTAGGACATGTTGAATTATGTGTTTTACAAGAATTTATTTTGAGATATTTTGATACAATTAAGGAGCATAAGAAAAAATGGTTTTTGACACCTGAAATGGCAATTTATCATAAGTTGTATAATGTCATTGTATAGATTTTACAATTATTGTGGTATTCTATTTTATATTTTGTATAATTTAAATTATATTTTATTAAATAAAATTGAAAGAAAATATAATTAAAAGATAATATGTATATAAATTATAACAATGGAATCCGTAGCTAAACCACCAACACAACAAAAATTTAAAAGAAGAGAAATTAAAATACAATCTATATATTCTAGATGTTTGTTGACTAGAAATATTGTTTTACCTATTACAGCTATTGGAAAAAATATTAGAGAAACTATTGAAGAAAATATTAAATTTAATTTTGAGGGTAAATGTGTTGTAGAGGGTTATATCAAACAAAATTCAACCAAAATTATTACACATTCTAGTGGTTTAATTAGTAGAGGTAATAATATTCTATTTGAAGTAGTATTTGAATGTGAAGTTTGTTTTCCAGTAGAAGGTATGCTTATGTCATGTGTAGCAAAAAACATTACTAAGGCAGGTATAAGAGCTGAAAGCGCAAATGATGTTCCATCACCTATTGTTGTATTCATAGCAAAAGACCATCATTATAATAATTCTTATTTCGCAGATATAAAAGAAGGCGATAAATTTAATGTGAGAGTTATAGGACAACGTTTTGAATTAAATGATAAATATATTTCCATTATTGGAGAATTAGTCAAACCTGTTAGTGATAAAGGTTTTGATATTAAAACAACTAATAAACCACGTATTGTCATTGAAGAAGATTAGGATTTTTGATAAACGCCGTCTAATCCACACTTATAAATTTCTATTTTATAGTTTTTTTTACGTGAAATTTCAGTTGCTTTATTATAGTCATCTGTAATCAACATGTTTTCCCATTGTATATTGTTATTATCATTATTACCTATACAAATATCAGGAATACATACGTATAGTTGTTTTTTAATATTTATTCTTTCATAGCTATCTATTGTGTCATAGATAGTTATTCTATTACTTTCAATACCATCTTCCATTATATTAGTATAATAATTAATATATTTATATTTTAATTATTATACTAATAATTAATATATTTATATTTTAATTATTGAATTGAATTATTTTATTTTACACCTTTTGAAATAAACACGAATTTTATGTATAATATTTTATTATAACAATTCCAGAACCGCCATCAATACCATTTGCATAACTATTTAATTGTGCTCCTGTTCCACTACCACCTTTACCAATATTAGCCAAAGTTGTTCCGCTAGTAACAGTATTTGGAACACCTCCATTTCCACCTGCGCCATAAAATAGAGAACCATTGCCATCAAAATTTATATAATTACCAGAAGCTCCTGGGCCACCAGAATTATATCTACCATAGTTATTTGAACTATTTTGACCACCGCCACCTCCTCCAACTAAATTACCATAACCTTGGCCTCCGTTGCCACCTTTTCCATTTTTATTTGTATCTTGATTTAACAACATATTTCTTGAATATGAACCACCAGAACCTCCTAATGATATAATTGTATCAAATGAAGAATCTCCACCTGCGCTACCATTTGTTTCTGTATTAGAAGTGCCTATACCACCTTGACCGCCATTTCCTACATTAATTTGATATGTGACACCTGGTGTAACAGTGTATTTATTTGTGCCAGTTAGAACTTTAACTTGACCACCTGCACCACCTCCACTTCCACCACTACTATTGTTACCTATAGTGCTGCTAATTTGGTATGGTGGAACCCAATTTGTTGTGCCAACTAAAGCACTAGTTAAAGTATATACAAGTTCAATATTATACCACTTATTATAATCATATATAACACCAGATGGTGTAAAGTTTTGTGACGCTGTTAAACGTATTGGATCAGGAAAAGATGATGAATTTTGACCAGAATTATACCCATAATACATTCTACCACTATATCGTCCATTTGTTAAATGAACACTATTAATCCAATAATTTCCAGGTTGTGGTGTATCTGTTACTAAAATATTTCCAAGAACATTGATTTTTGAATATGTAGCGCCACCGCCACCACCACCGCCTACAACTAGATATTGAACAAATGTAACATTTTCCGGAGCTGTCCAAGTTGCAGAACCAACATCTGTAAATGCTACATAATTAACGTTCGCATATGTTGTTTCTGTTATTATATTAGATGACGCACTTTCACCACCAGAACTAATTGCTTTTAGACTAATATTATATGTAGTATTTGATGATAACCCAGTTATAGTTACAGGCGATAATATATCTACTGGAGAAAAAGCAATATAATTATTCCCTCCATCAATAGAATATTTATAATTAGTTATAGTTGTTCCATTTGTTTCTTGAGTAAATGTTATTATCATTGTATCAGTAGTTTTAAATGTAACACCTGTCAATATAGGAGGTAAAGGACCTGAATTACTTGAATTATTTGGTGTAACTGAAACAGAGTTAGACGCAATACTACTACCATGTTGGTTAACACTTTTTAATGTAATATTATATGTTACTCCATTTGTAAGCCCAGTTATTATTATTGGGCTAGACGTGGAACCACTAGATAAATAAGTATTTCCGTTTATCGAATATAAATAATCTGTAATAGATGAACCTGGATTTAAACCGGCAGTAAAATAAATAGTGGCTTCTCCATTTCCTACAGTTGCATTTAAAATAGTTGGTGGATTGGGAATGACAGGTGGAATGACAGGTGGAATAACAGGTGGAATAACAGGTGGAATAACAGGTGGAATAATAGAGTGATTAGAATTATTTGTAACGACACCAAACGTGCAATTTAATGGGTCAGTCGAATTATTTGAACAATGTTTATGAATACGATTAGTAGAACCTGCACTATTTCTTAGTTTTCCTAAACTATAACCTATTTTAGATTTACTATTTATTCTAGGATTATTATTCCAAACTTCAAAACCAATAAGATTTAACTTTTTATTACTCATTATATATTTTATAAATAATATTTTATGTAAAGATATTATTAATAATTTATAGTTTAATATTATAAATATTATTACTAGTTAAAATATAAAAACAAATTATTATTACTATAAAATGGAAGCAACCTTATCTACAAATGAAATTAATAACTTTTCTGTAAGCGAACTAAATTATATCCGCGAGTCTATTGAAAATATGAATAAGTTTAATCAAATCGAGGTTTTAAGAATACTTCACAAACATAATGAGGTAACTATAAATGAAAATAAATATGGGATTCATATTAATTTATCTGAGCTAAAAAAAGATATATTAGATGAGCTATCTATTTATATTAATTATGTAAAGACACAGGAGATTACATTAAGTGAAATAGAACAGCAAAAAGAAGATTATAAAATTACATATTTTTCAAAAGGTATTAAAGATAACAGCAAAGTATTAAGTAAGTAACTAGAAGTATGACAGCATATAATGATGTATTAAATGAATTACAAGATTATATATTGAATGAAGATAATATAAAAAAAGTATTAGACATGAAATCTTCTTTTTTTAACGATAGAAATGTAAATGATAGAAATGTAAATAAACATTCAACAAATTATACGAAAAATCAGGATAAAGATATAAATAAAGTTCAAGATAAAAAAATAGATATAGTTAAAAAGAATCCATTATTTGTTCCAAGAGAGAAAGATTCATTATTTTGGTGTTTTTATATTATTAAAAATGGCAATTCGTCTTATGAATCATTATATAGTAAAAATGATGTTCTAGCAACTCAAATGAAGATTGAATATATTGAAAAAATTAGAAAAGAAAAACAAACTGTAAAAACATATAAGTTTGATACACTTACAAATATTGAGAGCAATTTAGCTAATGATAAGTTGTTAAATGTAAAAACTCTTTTGGCTTTATGCGCCATTGAAAATATAAATGTATTAGTTGTTAATAACAAAACTTATTATGAATTGTTAATGAATGACAATACAGAAGTGCATGTTATACGTTGTTTAGAGAATAAAAACAAAGGACAATATGAAAAAACATATGGGTTTGAAATTTGTCAAAAAGAATTAGTAGATTCGAGTATTAAACCTACACTTTATAGAGTTGATAATATTGATAAACCTATAAAAGCTATATCTGCTTATAAGGTGGATGATTTAATAGAAATTTGTAATAAATTAGCAATTGAAACAACACAAATAATGACAGGTAAAACAAAGACGAAGAAAGATTTGTATGAATCGATTATTCAGTATTTTTAAATAAAAAATTGAACAACTATTTAAAAATATGTATAAGTATATATATAACAATGAGTGCAGAAAAATCAATAGTTCCTAATTTAGAAGGTGAAGAAGTAGATAATTTTGGTTCGCCTGAATTAAACACATTATTTAAAAGTTTGGATGCCAAAACTCAGGTTGAAATTAAAAAATATCCTGAAAAAGTTCAAATAGAAATTCTTACTAATATAGCTAATCCAGAATTAAAACAAGTATATGATAGTCTTTCTTCAAAAGCTAAACAAAACGTAGATAGTTTGAAAATTAGAGATAAATATATAGTTTTGAGAGATATGTTGAAAACTAAGAAAGCCAAATTACAAGAAGAAGGAAAGGAACCATTACCTATCAAAGAATCTACTTATGATTTTGGATCACCTGAATTAAATAAATTTTATAGTGATCTTGGGCCATCCGTTCAAGACGAAATTAAAAATATTAAAGACGATAATGGAGTTATAAGTAAAGAAGAACAAATAGCTACTTTAAAACGTATGTCTAATCCAGAAATACAAGAATACTATAGAAATTTAACTAGTGTATTAAAATTACATTACGATAAAATGAATATAAACCAAAAATATAAATTGTTAGAAGCAGCCTTAAATCAAAATAAGATATATAAAGAAATTGCTAGTGAATCAGTATTAATAGAGCCAGAAGAATTAGAAGAAGAATTAGAACAAGCAATACCAATAGAGAAAAAGCAAGGTTCGCCACAATTAGCTTTTGATAAATTAGTTCAAAAATATTATAGCGTTAGTCCATACGTTAATAATTACAATACAAATCATGAATTAGAAGTAAAGTTTGGAACAAAAGGTATTAAATCTATTACACGCAATGATTATGATAATGTTATTAGAAAACTTAAATCATTTGGATTTACAACAACCAATAATATAGGTAATTATATGTTGCGTATTAATTGTGAGTATCTTGATAGCACTACAGGTAGATTTAAAAGGTCCGATATTAGAACCGAAATTTCTGGATTACATAATATAGAAGATTATTGTAAAAATAATGATCTAAAGTCTATTTACAAGATATCACCAAATTCTGTTCAGTTTATAAGTAAAAAAATAGGACAGATTAACAACGAAAGAATATTTCCAGTGAATTTTGATGATTTTAATTTCAGGGTATCTTATCAAACAGAAATTGTTCCTAAAATTGGAATCATTCACTTTACATTGGAAAACTGGAAAAAATCTAAAAAAGAGTTCCGTTTTATAAATCGTGTTTCTTTTGAACATCCAGATTATCCATTTATAGTTGATATTAGTATTGTCAAATATGGCAATAAAGGGCCAGATAAGTATGGTCGTGAAGGCCGTGGTAATATGATCTTTGTTTATACTATTGAAGAGTCCAATGTGTTTAATAATAGCGAGACATATGAAATTGAAATTGAAGTAAATAATAAAAAAATTGGTCCAGGAACAAAATTTAATACACCATTGTTAATTGTCGAGTCATTGAGAAAAATAATAAAATATGTTTTGGGAGCTTTACAAGGAACAAATTATCCAATTTCTTATCCTGAACAAACTGAAACACTAGAATCTTATATGAAACTAATTTGGGGTGATGAATATGAACCAAATAAAAGAATAGGTAATCAATACTTTATTGGTCCAAATTCAATTACACTACAAATAATTAATATTTCGCCAATCGACGATAATTCAAATGAGCCAAATATTCGCAAAGATTTTGTCGTTACAGATAAAGCTGATGGTAGTCGTCATTTAATGTATGTCTCTAATAAAGGCAAGATTTATCTTATTAATACAAATATGGATATTATATTTACTGGTGCGAAAACAATGAATGAAAAATGTTTTAATACCATATTAGATGGTGAGCTCATTAGTAAAGACAAAAATGGTGTATTCATTAATTTATATGCTGCGTTTGATATTTATTATTTTCAAAAGAAAGATGTTCGTAGTTTAACATTTATGCTTTTTAAAGAGGAAAAAGATGTCAATAAATCTAGATATTATTTATTGAAAAATTATATAGCATCTTTAAATCCTGTTTCAGTAATGACAGTTGAAAATACTGAATCAAAAGGTAAATCTGTTGGTGAAATTATCAAAAATAATAAAGATGCGAACCTATTTTCACCAATACGTGTTGTTGCGAAAGAATTCTTTCCTATGAGTTCTAAACAAGACATATTTAGAGGTTGTGAAGAAATTTTACGCAAACAGCGTGAAAATAGATATGAATATAACACAGATGGTTTAATATTTACACACTCATACTATGGTGTTGGTGCAGATGATATAGGAAAAGCTGGACCTAAAACCAAAATTACATGGACTCAGTCTTTCAAATGGAAGCCACCCCAATATAACACAATTGACTTTCTAGTGACAACTATGAAAGACGCGACAGGTAAAGATATTGTCAAACCAATATTTGAGGATGGTATTAGCGCAGATTCATCAGTTCAATTCAGTGAATATAAATCCATTGAATTGCGATGTGGTTTTAGTGAAAAGAATGATGGATACATTAACCCATGTCAAGATATTATAGACGATAAATTACCAGAATTTAGCCAAAGATTCGAAGATAGACAGAAAAATGATTATTTACCCAAGAGATTTTATCCAACAGAACCATATGATCCAAAAGCAGGATTATGTAAAATAATGTTGAGGATCGATGACTCTGGTGTGAAACAAATGTTTACAGAAGAAAATGAGAGCTTTAGTGATAATACTATTGTTGAATTTAGATATGATTTTGACAGACAAGAGGGATGGAGATGGGTTCCATTAAGAGTTAGATATGATAAAACAGCTAGATATTTAAAAGGTGAGAAAGAATATGGTAATGCTTATAAAGTAGCCAACGAAAATTGGAAGTCTATACATCCAGCTGGTCGTATTGATGAAGATATGTTATGCACTGGATTGAATATTCCTGATTTGTATGTTAGTGAAGATAAATACTATAACACGCCTGGTGGTAAATTGAAGACAGAATCAATGAAAAATTTCCATAATTTGTATGTGAAAAAAATGCTTATTAAAAGTGTATCAAAACCTGGCGATACATTGATAGATTATGCTTGTGGAAAAGCAGGCGATTTATCAAAATGGATAGCATCTAAATTGTCCTTTGTTTTTGGAATCGACTATTCAAAGGATAATTTAGAAAATCGTTTGGATGGTGCTTGCTGTAGATTCTTGAAATCTAAAAAGGTAAATAAGAATGTTCCATATGCATTATTTGTTCATGGCAATAGTTCTTTTAATATTAAAAATGGAAATGCCATGTTAAATGATAAGGCGAAACAAATAACTGCTGCTATTTTTGGAAATGGTCCTAAAGACCCTGAAAAAATCGGTAAAGGAGTAGCCAGACAATATGGCAAACATGATGATGGGTTTAATATCTCTTCATGCCAATTTGCTATACATTATTTCTTAGAAAATCCAGACACCTTACAAGGGTTTATGACCAATTTAGCGGAATGCACAAAATTAAATGGTTACTTTATTGGAACTGCATATGATGGTAAGATAGTTTTCGATCTTTTAAGAAAAACTAAAACAGGCGATGGTGTAAAAATAAATGATCCTAATGATGGAAAGAAAATTTGGGAAATTATTAAAGGTTATGGTGCTGATACATTTGAGGATGACTCAAGTTGTATTGGATATAGAATTGATGTATATCAGGAATCTATAAACCAGTTGATTGCTGAGTATTTAGTAAATTTTGATTATTTAAATCGTGTAATGGATAATTATGGTTTCAAATTAATTAATAGAGAAGAAGCAAATGAGATTGGCTTACCAGACGGAACAGGATTATTTAGTGAATTATTTATGAATATGTTGGAAGAAATTTCAAAAAACAGATTTAAGGCAAGTGACTATGGTGAAGCACCTAACATGTCAGCATTAGAAAAGAAAATTTCATTCTTGAATAGATACTTTGTTTATAAAAAATACAAGGAAGTAAATGTTAAAAAGGTAATACTTGAGCTTAGTGAATACAATGAAACCGAAAATTTAAGAGACACTAAACAAGCAGTTGAAGTAGCAGAAGATGAAAATAAAAAATTGAAACCAAAGGTTCGTAAATTAAGCAAGAAATTATTATTGATTCCAGCAACAGAAGCAGTAGAAGAAAAACCAGGACCAGCTATAGTAGAAAAAGAAATGAAAAAGACTGCTGTTAAAAAAACGGTAAAAGAACAAGAACCTAAGAAGAAAATTTTGTTGATAGAAGAAAGTGATGAAGAGAATTAAAAATATTATTCAATGAACTAATATGTAAAATATATACTTAAATAAAATTTTTAATATATAATAGCGAACCGATGAGTTATTATATATTACCAAAAAATAACAATAATATAAATATAAATATTAACGCACATAATACACATAATACACATAATAATGAAAATGTATTAGGTTTTCAAATGAACGCAAATAGTCTTTATAACTATTATAATGAACTAAAAAATCAAATAGTAAAGATATGTTTAACAGATAATAATGATATTTCTTATAATACATTTGATGAAATTATTAAAATAGTAAATCCATATGAATATATTTTTTCTAAAGTCCCTGGTTCTAAATTTTCTGTTAGCAAGTTGAAACCTAAAACTAATTTATTTTATGATTTTTTAGAAGTATCAATAACATTGAATACTTTGGAATGCTTCAAAAATAAGAAGATAAATTCTTTACATATTACACCAAATTATAATGACACTATTGAATGTTTTGAAATGATGAGAGAGAATTTTACAGATGATATAGTTTGTTATGATAAAATAACAGATTCTACTATTCAAGATATAGGAGATCAAAAATTCGATTTTTTATTTTTTGAGGCAAATAAAGACCCCTTAGAAAGTTATGTATTAAACTTAATTGAAATAGTAATGATTATTTTAAGAAATCAAAATAATCAAGGGGTAACAATAATTAAAATTTCCCATATTTTCCATAAAACAATAGTAGAAATATTATATTTATTATCATCTTTATTTGAAAAAATATATGTCATAAAACCAAATTCTAGCAACGTTACAACATTTGATAAATATATTGTATGTAAGAATTTCATAATAAATGAAACAAAATTAACACAATATAAAATTAATTATTATAGATTTTTGATATTTTTGAAAAAGAATGAAAATAAAAATATTTCATCTATTTTTGATTTTGAAATACCATATTATTTTAGCATGAAGTTAGATGATATAAATATAATTATTGGACAACAACAATTAGAATCATTAGATCAAATCATTAGTATTTTGAAAAATAAAAATAGAGACGATAAAATTGAGATGTTAAAAAAGACAAATATACAAAAATCTGTGAATTGGTGTGAAAAATATAAGATACCTTGTAATAAATTTACAGATAAGATTAATATTTTTTTACCAATTATTAAAGATGGTATTCATTTAACAGATAATATTGTAGATGATAGCAATTTTATTGATACGAATAATAATGTAGTAGATGTAAATAATTAAATAATGATAGAGGGGATTGGATAAAAAGCATAAAACGAACCAATAAAGCAAATTATGTGAAGTAAACCATGCCAAAATATATGTTCATTACAACACCATTCTTGGTTTGAATATTTATCACTAAAACAAAAAGATATATACATTGCTAATATAAAAAATATAAAACTTAACTTGAATTTATAGATCAGTATATATAGAATAAATGAAAATATTGTTGTTTTCGCAATAATAGCATCTATCTTGTGAATTTTTGAATTCTTTATTGGATTATTCCAAAAAATTTGAGAAAAAATAACTGTTAATGTAAGTAATAATGCTAATACATATTCTAACTTGGGAGTTTCTTTTAGGTTTTGATTGAATAAAAAATATAAAATAGATATGATAAGCAAAAAACTAGTGTAACGAAGATATTTATGAGTTGTTTTTTTTGATTTTAATTTTGTAGAAGGATTTTTGTTTTCCATGATATTATATTATAAAAGATTTAATATTTAATATTTTATAATATATTTTATAATCTATTTTATAATCTATCTTGAAAATTGTGCCGAACCAGTTGTTGTATTATATGTATTTGGTGATTGAGAGAAATGATTTGAACTAAATACATTTCCTGTTGGATAATAACGATATGATCCTGGCTGACTAGCAGGGTTTTGATATTGTGGTAAACTTTTGTAATAACACAATTTTTTATTTTGAAATTGAAAAACAGTAGGTGTATTACAGCCAGGTGCCTTGTTCTTTAGTAAATTATCAAATGTATTTGTTGCTGATGATAATCTACTATTTGTGTTATTGTAATTTGCAATAGAAGCCGCGTTTGTTGTAATAGTATCGACATTCAATTTTAGGTTTCTTGTAGAACTATCAACAGCACCTTGAACAGCAAATTGAGGATTACTTGGTTTATAAACAGTAAGCTTACAACCATTTGGATTAGATGGTCCTGAAAAAGGAACGCCCCAGTAAGGGTTATTAATAAACAAGTTAAATACTTCTAAAGCATTTTCTTTGGTAGGAGCCGTTAATCCATTTAAGTAATTTAATAAAGTATCAAAATTATACGCATTTGGTAAAGCTAAGTAATAATCTATTTGTGTTTGATCTATTATTCCTTTTGATAATAATATGTTAAGTAATTTAATAATTAGTGCCTCTTCAGTAGCATCATAAATTTCGGCATTAGGATAACAATTACCTACATATGTATTCAATAAAGCAAGTGGACTGCCTGGTTTAGCAGCGGCTAATTCAGCAAGAGTTACACCTGAACTTAACAATTCATTACTTAATTGAACTGGATATGGTTGTTGGAAGTTGAAAGCCTTTTGTTCATATGTTTTACATCTGTTTTGTAAATATTGTGCGTGTGTTGTATAGTAATTTTTCTTTAAGTTTGTGCTAGCATATATTGCTCTTCTTTTAGCTTTATATTCTTGGTTACAGCATAACACAGGGTTTTCAACATTTGGTTCAGGATTTTCGGTTAAATATGTGGTATTTGGATAATAGCTAGCAACTATACCAACACCTTCGCATGTTTTACAATCTTGTTGTAATTGATTTATACCATCTATTTCATTTATTAAATTTTGTTTTACAATATATGAACCTGGTTTATCTTGCATTTCATTTAAAAGACCTGAGCCACCAAAACCTCCTCCTAATGATGTTCCTTTACTAGATGATACAAAACGATTCATGTTATAGTTAATAAGATTTATTTCATTATTTTCTTCTTGTGTATTACTATTATTTGTGGGAATAGGTGTTGCTGGTATAACTCTTCCCTTTCTAAAATGCTTTATAGGTCTAGCTAGACCAAAACCAGTTTGAAAAACATTACCAGGATCATTATTTGTAAGAGGTCTTATATGACCTGCAGCTACACCAACAGGATTACTTAAAGCTCCAGAACCTTTCCAAGGCAAATATTGTTTGTTATAATATGAACTTTTATGATTATATCCTGATGCTGGCATAGCATTTCTCATACCTAATGGATAAAAAGCTGTAGACATTTATATTATTATTAAAGAAAATAAAAACTATTATTATAATATAAAAATGTTAGCATTGATTCTTTTTCTTATTATATTTTTTGTTATTTTATTAGTTTATCAAATTTTTTTGGCATATTTTAATAATAATTCATTAGAAGGTTTTAAAGAAGGTTTAAAATATGAAAAGTATAATTTAAAAGATACTAGTAATAATTCACCTTTAGAATTACAAAATGCAAATAACGTTAGTGTATTAAATAGCCAATTTATTGATATGAGTAGTAATATTGCTAATATACAACAACAAGTAAATGGGTTAGTAAATTCACAACAACAATATGCATCTCAAATGACTGGTGGAAGTGCTCCAGATATAACTGGAACTACTGATGATGATACAACAAATGATACAACAAATGATACAACAAATGATGAGGATGATGATGAAAATACTAGTTAGTAAGTATTACAACTTTTTTACAAAATAATTATATTTATATATTTTAAGTAGCTATAATGTCAAATTTATTTGAAGAAGTATTACAAGATGCACAAGGTGTCCAAGATAAACTAATGGGTCCAACATATCCATATTATAGTAATATCAAAACACCTTCCCAAATAGGTATGAGTAGTACTGGCTCAATATCAGCATTAGCCAATGATATAGATGGATTAGTTCAGTATGTTGATGTATTAGTATCTGGCAGTGGTGCATCTTCCACAGGTAAACCTTTAGGAAACAAATTTTTTTTACAAACAGGTGCTAAATGTGCTGCAACTGATGCTAGTAATACACCAGTTGACAGATATATTTATATTGATAACGTACCAACAGGGAATATACCTTTTATTTCAGGTGCTATGGGTGCAGATTTTAGTGAGCTAAAAGGGTTAGTACCAGGTGCTATGGGTAATTTAAATGCGATTAATCCCTATGCAATTATGCAATCTTTTCTATCTGGTAGCAACCCTCCATGCCAACAAATAACTTTGCAAACTATTGATAATAGTAATAATATATCAAGTGAAACACAATATGTTACTTTGACAGATATACAAAATATGGATCCCTGCACTATTCCTGGTGGTAAAAATCCAATTACAAATGAAAAATGTAGTGAGGATTTTCAAAATAGAAGTGTTTCCGCAAACGCAAGCCCTGTTTTGCCAGAAGATCCATTAGCTCAATTATATTTTGCTAGCTTAGCATTGGTAGGAATTTATATATTGTATTGTTTTATGGAAAAATCGCGTTAGACATTTTATATTAATCAAAATTAATTAAGTCACTAACCATGTCTGGATTTTCATTTTGAAAATTTTTTTTCGTTAAATGAGCAATCAGTCTTACGTTGTCATCATTTTCCTTCTGTAATTTTGCGATTATTTGTCTTTGATTATGAACTAATTCTTTTAATTGTATGGATTCTGTATAATAATTCATTTTATTAATATTTAAATCTGCTAACCATTTTTGGTGTGTTTTTGTTTTTATATGTGTAGTGAAATAAGCAGCACAATCATATGTTTTGTCTTTTCTTGTTCCACACGGACACCTTATGCCATTTTTAATATTGGCAAAAGACGGTGATTTGTCAACATAATTTCCTTTATCGTCAATATTTGGGGAATAAATATCAGGTTCTAATGCTAGATCCATTACTACAAATATGCAGTAATAGATTTAAATGATTTTAATATATTATTTATTATTTATTATTTAATAATTGCGAGATCTTTTCATTGTTTTTCTTTTCCTAATTCTTCTACCACCTACTAAACTATAACTGGCTGTTTTGCCAGAAAATGGTGCAGCATTAGTAGCTAATCCACTTGCTGACGAATTAGATTTGAACCCACCACGCTTGGTCTTGCGTCCTTTTCTGCCACCAAATGAATAATTACCTGTATTTGGATAATTACCTGTATTTGTATTATAATCTTGATCTGAATTAAAACCTTTGTTTGTATTATTACTTTGATTTTGATTATCACCTTTATTTCCCCAACTGTACCAACTGGACCAACTAGATGCTTGTGGTTTTTCTTCATTATTACCTTGATTTGTATTAAAACCTTGATTTGTATTATAACCTTGATTTGTATTATAACCTTGATTTGTATTATAACCTTGATCTTGATTAACACTTTGGCTTTGATTACCAGTCATCCAATTAAGAAAAGCAATACCTCCTCTTCTACTTCTATTTCTTCTTGATCCTTTCTTTGGCATTTATTATATATTATAATATGAGATAATTTAATTATAATATAATTTATATTCTTAATTCTTCTTAACAAATTTCTTATATACAAAAAAAGCAGCTAAACCACCTAATATTTCAACAATAATATATGGAATTAAATCAGCCTTGGGTAATTTACCAGCAGAATAGAGAGAAATTGCAACAGCTGGGTTATACGCACCGCCTGAGACTGGACCACCAATTAAAATAGCAAGAGCTAAAGCAGCACCGGTAGCAGCCCAATTTCCTGTTGCAAAACTAACATAGACAAGAAGCATAGTCCCTAAAAATTCGACTAAATATTTATTCATTATATTTATTGTTTATATAAAATTTTTATTAATATCATATTTTTTATTATGAAATTAATATGTACTTATTTAATTCCAAACGAGTCTTCCGCCTTGAATAACAAATGGACCAAAAGCAGCATTTCTAATGAATTGTTGAGCAACATATACATTTTGACTTCTAGCTAAGTAAGCATAGATTCTTCCAGCAGAACCGTATCTTGTGCGTGGACTACTTATTATATTAGAACCTACAACGCGTCCATAACTACCTAATCCATAAGTTGGGGCTAATACAGGATAACCAGATGGCATATTATAAATATACTAAATATTTTATTTATTTTTAAATTAATAATTTTGTCTAACTATTGATCCCCAAGCGCATACTTGTCCATTAGATAAACTTGTGTTTTGAATAGCTCCCTTCTTTTTTGGTGCTGTGCAACCACCTGAACGAGCTCTTCTTAAACTACTTCTAATTCCACTAGGATAATAATTTTTAGTTGTAATAGGTGCTGAATTAGGTAGATTTACTTTATAAGCACTTTGGCCTACAGCATTACTTTTAACAATATTCACATACAATGATGATGGAATTGGAGGTACATAATTTGTATGCGATGATGTTCCTAGGAATCTCTGTGATGATTTTACATGATATTCCATGGTTGGTGATAATTTTGCTAATTCTCTTTGTCTTGCTAAAGCTTCAGGATTTACCGCTGTTCTTAAATATTGATGTCTTGCGTTTGTATTCATGTCAGCATATACTGGTTCTTGTGATGGATAGAATTGTGGCGGTGTAGGTCTTATTCCTACAAGAGTTCCGTAACTATGATAAGGTATAGCGCATGGATATTGATTTGTGCTTAATGGACCTGTAATTGGGGCATTTACATAATTATTATATGATACAGAACCTTTTGAAACAGCTATAGAATATGGAGTTGTCATTTAATATATACTTTTATAAAAAAGTATTAATAAAATAAAGATTAATAAATAAAATTGTAAATATTATCGTTTATTTAGTTGTAGTATTGTGCTTTGTATGGATTATATGCTGGTGGTGGAACATAACCATATTTTTTCTGTGCTGTATTTGCAACCATTATAGCTTTTGTTTTATTTGCTGCTTGTTGAGCTTGTGCTGCTTGTTCTTCTTCTTCTTTTTTTTGTTTTTGAGAACTTATAAAACCAATAAGCATTAATAACAATAATGCTATTACTAAATAATACACTTTTTCCATTTATATATTTATTTAATACTTTTTTCTCTCTTAATGTAATTTGGATTTCCACAAAATAAACAATTTTGTCCTAAAGTTTTAGAGTTTATATCTATGTTATTTGTTATTTGTATTGTATTATTTTTTTTACATTTACTACATTTGAATATAGTAGGCAGTTGACAAATCAATGAATTATTAAATTCAGTTTTTTGATAAAGCATTTCTTTTCTTTTATCGTTTTGCATAATATTATTTCTCTCTAAAAAATAAAACTATAATGTATTGTTTTATTTATTTTTATTTATTATTGTTTATTTTAAATCAATGATTGTTTTTTCTTAATATCTTCTAATAGCTCTTATAGCAGATTGACTAGAACTACTATCATCGCCACCATATGAAAAGTCATTGAAGTTTTTATTAACAGCACGTTGCTTTAAGTAAGTGATATAATCAGAACTGTCATAAACATATTTAACATTGCAAGATGAAGCAGGAATGTTTGATAAAAATTGTAATGAGTTATAAGCATCACTTGGAATACAACTTCCTTGAATAGAACCAAAACGCGTTCTTAAGCCTCTTAATCCAGGTCTGCTTTGAAATGTTTGGCATGAACCGCCACATGAATAATTATTACGACTCATAAGATCACCTGCGTTATTTACAGCACGAAAGGGTGTTATAATTGGTCTTTTTAAATTATCGCGTTTCAATTGACTGGGATAAGTTGTATTCCATGCTTGTTTTAATGTAAAACGTATTTGTTCAAATTCAGGATATCTCTTATCTACATTCAATGTTTGTTTAGGCATCCAACCTTGGATAGCACCTCCTGAGCTTCCAGGTTTAGCAGCTAAAATACTAAAAGCTGTATTACTTCCATTAATTGCACTACTATATCCAATAGATGTTGACATATATAATAGATTAGTAAAAAAAGTTTTTTAAAATAGAAAGTTTATCTAAACATTGTATTATTAAAAATGTAAAAAATATTTGTAAATATATATAATGTTTGATTTTTTGATGTTAGTAAGTGCTATTGTATTTATTGCTGTTGACTCTATTTGGTTAAATCTAATGAACAAATATTTTTCTAAGCAAATACAGAGTGTTCAAGGAAGTCCCATTAAATTTAATTTTTTTGGCGCTGCCCTTTGTTATATCTTCTTAATAGTAGGAATTAATTATTTTATTATTAAACCAAATAGATCTATCAGTGATGCGTTTTTATTAGGTTTGGTTATTTATGGTGTTTATGAAACAACTAATTATGCTTTATTGAAAAATTGGTCGATATTAACCGTTATTATGGATACTTTATGGGGTGGTGTATTATTTGCGGTTACAACATATATTATTTATATGTTACGTAAATTAATTAAATAAATTATTTTTCATAGTAAAGCATATATGGTATAAAATAACAAGTTAATATTAGATTTATAATATTAGTATTCATATTAAATCTAGCAAAACGTGAACTCATTAAACATGTAAATATCATCATTATGCTGTCACCAATAATAGCTCCAGCACCCACCTCTTTTGCATATGACTTAAAAAAGTCAAGCATATAATTATATCCAAAAGGAATATTTTTAAACATCACATAAAATAAAAGATCATGTATAATTTGTATTATAACTGCTAAACCAGTAAATAAAAGTATATGAAATTCTTTGAATAAAAATTTATATAAAAATCTAGTAATAATAACTCCTATTACTAATATTAATACATCCGCGATAACCGCACTTAAATTGAATTCTTTATACCATCTTTTTAAATATGCGGATTTAATAAAACCATGATACAATAAAAAAATAACTGTTAAATCTACATTTAACGAAGCTGTTAAAATAGGTAAATAATCACTTGTATTTTGAAAATTAGAAATATCTTTAAATATCATATAAAATAAATAAATATTTTTATATTGTAAAACTTGAAAATATATTAAAAATATATCAAAATATATATAAAAATAATGAATTGTATAATTTTTTTAACACATAATTTCAAAAATGAATTTATAAATACTTTAATTAAAATTGATACTGATCCTAATATTTATAAATTTGAAGTAATTGTATTATTTGATAATAGCAAAACATATGAAAGTAGTATAGATGAAAAATTTAAAAACATTAAGATTATCAAAACTAATAAAATTCAAACATTATATGATCCATTTGCAGGCGGTCATTCAATGTATGTTAATTACTTTCGAACGAATTATGAAAATATACAAAAATATGATTATATTTGGATTATTGAAAATGATGTATATTATCCAGATAGTTTAATTCATTTTTGTAACATACATGATACATATAATTATGATTTATTAGTAGCTGAATATGGTTTAAGAGACGAGAACTGGTATTGGAGATACACAAAGTGCGGTTTTAATGTGAATTTAAATGTAGGAATATTTGGATTTATTATGAGACTATCAAAGCGCATGTTGATTCATTTAATTGATAATATGGATAAAATTTACAGCGGATATATGGAAGTGATTTTACCGCATATATGTTTAGAATATAATTATTCGATACAACAATTTTTACCAGAAACACGTGGTATATTATATACAGATCAATCGAATCCAATGATTAAATTAATTGAAAATGATATAATAAATGGTACTAGATTATTTATTGAAAAAAAAATATATCATCCTATAAAATTATAAAATTATAAAGTTAAAATTATAAAGTTAATATTGTAATTATTTTATAATTATTTTTATAATTAATATAAAGTTATTGTTTGAATAAATATATTATGAATACATTCATGATTTTATTTTTATTTATTCAAACGTTTAAATCATCTCTTCAATATAGCGATTTTTTTAATCATTGGCATTGTCTAGGTATTAAAGAAAAAATAGATTTATCGAAGCCATATAAAATAAATGTAGGTGAATTACCACTAGTAATATGGGAAGATAAAAAATATAATCGTTTAATTACAACCATCAATATATGTAAGCATATGGGATCAAAATTAGACAATGGGAAAGTGACCAAAAATGGTTGTTTGAAATGTCAATATCATGGTCTTGAATTTTCTTATGAAGATAGATTTGGTGAAACTATGGAGCATGAAGGTAAAATATTCTGGTCTTATAGTCCAATAAAAAGCAAGCCCTATAGTTTGCCGTTTTATAATAATGATAATTATGAAACTTCACTATTAGAAATAGATATGGATTGTTCTTTAATTGATAGTGCTTATAATACTATGGATTTGAGACATCCAGAATTTGTTCATAATAAAATAGTTGGTTTTGGTAGTATAATTCCACCAAAGAATATTAAATATTATAAATATAAAGATAATTATAGAATTGGTATGTCATTTGATTATTCTGCTAATAAATTAATAAAAAAAATCAATGATAACATTGTAGAAACGAAGAATTTTCATATGTATATTTATCCGTCTTTTTCGTGGTCAAAAGTAACCTTTGGTAAAAAACATTTATTAATTGGTGTAAATCTTTTGCCGTTGGGTAAAAAAAAGACTAAATGGGTTATTAGTATATGTCATAATTATTATAAATCTGGTATAGGTAAGGAATTTATGAAAGCATTGGCTTTAACAATATTAAGTCAAGATTATTATCAAATGAAAAATCAATATTACGACAATGAATTGAAAAAAATGTTGATGTTTGAACATGTGTATACAAATGAAGAACCAATACTTGAATTGAAAAATTTATTTGTAGATTATAAGTATCCTGATGTAAATCAGTGTGTTGAGTTGTATAAACATTATAAAACTGCTAACAATTTTAACAATAATAATATACAAAATGATACAGAGAATACAGGTGATATATAAAAAATAAAAAAATATAAATTACAAATATTTATATTTTTTACAATTTATTTTTTTTTATAATTTTATTTTTTACAATTTATTTTTTTTATAATTATTTTTTTTATATTTTTACAATTTAACCTTCAGTTATCAATCTTGGCGCGATATTCATTGTATTCAATTCTTGGAATAATAATTTACAAGCATAAGGTATTTCTACATAAGCAAAATCTACTCGATTATCACATGTGCGACAATGATGGATATGCATCTTATCATTATATGAAGCAATAAGTCCGCACTTTTTACAAACAAATACTGAATATTTATCTGACGCATCATACATTCTTCCTCTAGTAAATCTTGAGGCACCATGCGAAACCATACAGTTGTGTGCTACAACACCATTTGCTAAGAATGAATGTGTATTTTCAACTTCTATATCATAAACAGGATGAACACCTGCTGGACGAATATCTATAACTTTTAAGTTCATTGTTGGAATACCTTCATTATCTCTAGTTACTCCATAGAATGTATTTTTTTTATTATTTATAGTTTCTTCTTCATTAGATTGATTTAATTGTTCATCATCTTCTTCCGTTAAATCAATGTCGATTATTTTTTCTGGCTCTGGTTCTAAAAACCATTCATATGCTCCAATTTGTTTTAAGTAATCTTCAGCAGTTGGAAATTTAGAAGATCTAAAGGATCCAAATTCTGTTCCCTTAATTAAATGATCTGTTAAATCGTGCGTGCTTGGGATAGCATACTCGTGAATAAGAGGTTCAATTTTCTTAAGTTCTTCAACTGCCTGTTTTATTGACTCTTTGGTATGAACAATTTTATTTGGATTTTCAGTTTTTATTTTTTTAAAATTAGTAATTTCGTCAACTCTATTCACTAACCAATTATGTTGTCTAGTAACTTCATTTCTAAGTCTTTTATATGATACACCTGCTTCCAATCTTTGTGATTTGTGACAACAATAACGGAAACCAATTTTATCATGAAATGGAATAAGTTCATCCATACTTAGATGTAATGTTAATTGGTAATTTCTTGAATTTTCATCTTGTATTAATTTATTTTTTGAATGACTTGTTTCTTTAAATTTTTGAATAGTAACATTATAAATATTAAATCTTGCTAATAGAATTTTTATATCTTCCATCATTTTGGTAAGTGAATCAAGATGAGCACTATTTTTTGTTTGTGAAAATGAAATAGAAGATAATATATCTCTTTTACCTCGGTGCATTCCAAGAACACAAGTGTGACCGTCTCCGCCAAATAATCCACCTAAGAATTCACGAACAATAGGAAGAGGACAATTTGGATCAAGAATAAATTTAGGTAATGATGCTGATTGAACAACTTTTTTTCCAATAAGAATACCATCTAATTGAACAATATGATTAATTAGAGCACTTGGAATTCTCACTACATATAAATTTCTAGATTTAAAATTTGTTTGTTTTGTGTTACATAATAATTTTAAATCACTTACAAAACTATTTACATCAATCATATGTCCCAAGAAAACTCTACAATCATACGTATATTGTTTTTTTACAATAGTTCCATCCGTTATTAAATAACCAAGAAGTTTAGCTAAAACGAGTGTTTTTTTGTAATTTTCCATATTATCAGTTTTAAATATCAAATCACCTACTCGTAAATTCCAACATTGACATTCTTTTATTTCTTCATTAAAATCAGCAACAGGATAGGTAACACTGGATTTGACTTTTTGTTCGCCAACAACTAAATCCTTTGCTTTTATCCATTGTTTATCAGCGGTAAGAATAGGATGTTCTGGCGTACATATATTTGTTCTACCGTCTTCAAAAGTAAGTTGAATACATTCACGTTCTCCTTTGTAAAGGAAACCTGTTTGTTTTGAAGGCATCATTTGATTCATTTTTTCATCCCATCCTAAAACTTCAAATTCACACGATGGCATATTTTTAATAAGAACACTGAGACCATTTGTCGTAACAATTGGTGTGTTCCCTATATAGCAATCTCGTTCCATCTCTCCGAACCTTAGACCGCCATCTCTACTACGACCTTCAGCTGGTTGTCTAGTTAGATTTACCATTGGCCCAATAGAACGACTATGTGCTTTGTCATTAACCATGTGTTTTAAACGCTGGTAAAATACTGGACCCATAAATACACTACATTCATGTTGTTCTCCAGTAAGACCGTTATATAATAATTCATTTCCATGTGCTTCATAACCTAACTTTAATAATTCATTACAAATATCTTTTACTTCAAATTGACCAAATGATGTTCCATCACCAAATAATCCTAGCTCTACTAGCACTTTTCCTAAGACAGTCTCTTTCAATTGACCAATTGTCATACGAGATGGAATAGCATGAGGATTAATAATGATGTCTGGTTTAACTCCTGAGCTTGTAAAAGGCATATCACATTCTGGAATAATATTACCTACAGTTCCTTTTTGTCCATGTCTTGAACTGAACTTATCACCAATAACTGGCTTTCTAACAGTTCTTAAACGAACCTTTGCAAAATTATAACCTTCACCATTTCTATCAATATAATTTTTATCAATATATGTTTCCTCTACTGTTTTATATATTTTACTTTGATCTTCAAACTTGATAACTTTTGTATGATCATTTCTATTTTCTTTAATAGGTGTGACTTTAGCTATAATAATATCTCTATTTTCAACTAATGTATTTTCTGGTATAATTCCTTTTGAATTCACTTTATTGTAATTACCCATCTTCATACCTTTTGTTTTAGTGGAGTCTGGCTTACATCTAATTTCTTCATCACCATTAATCTTTTGTTTGTCTTCATCTTTTTCTGTATGATAAACAGTTACTAATGCCATTCCTCTGTCAATAGATCCTTTGTTTATAAGCAATGAATCCTCTTGATTATATCCAGTGTGTGTCATGATTGCGACAATCACTTGTGTACCAGATGGTATTTTATTTAATTGAATCAAATTCATAATACGTGTGTCAACCAATGGGCGCATTGGATAATTTAATACATATGCTGTTTTGTCCATTCTGTTCTCATAATTGGTGACATAAACGCCCATTGCTTGTTTGCCTTGAGCACAATTACTTGATAATATACCTCCTGTTGTTATAAAACTATGGTTTTTTGATTCAACTGTAATATCTGATACTAACCTATCTGCCACTGGTAACATATAAATAACCTTATCATATATAATTTTATTATTATCTAATCTAGCAATTTGTGTTGTGTTTGGAATCATATTTTTTATTTTACACCATCCATTTAAAGTCATTAATTTATGATCATCAGTAGCAGTTATTTTTATACCTGAATATAAAGTTAATTCATATATTGGAGATTTGTTAGGTATTATAAACCAATCAACAACAATTGTGCTTGATAAATTTGATGGATTTAATGGATCAAAACATACTACTCTATCACCTACCTTTATATTTTTTATTGGAACTTTATCACCATTACTTAATAGAACTGTTTCATTCAAATCAAGGCATTGATACGTGTTACGAGGCGATTGATTGTGTTCAGGAAAAGGAATACATGATGCTAATACGCCAAATATTGTGCTTGGGTGAATTTCACAATGGGTATATTTATATATATTGTCATCATTCACAATAATATCCTTTGGTTTGGTAGCAATTAAAGACCAACCTTGCTCTTCTGGATCAATATATTCCAACACAGATTCGCCGATTTTTGAATTTGTCAATAAATCATCCCATATTAATTCACCTTTATTTAATTTACTAACGATAGTGTCATTTATTAATATATTTTTATCTTTGATACGCAATAATGGTCTAGTTAGACGACCGCCATCATTACAAACTCTTATTTCTTTCATTTTATAGTCAAATATAATAGATGTGTAAATATTGATAATGCCTTTATATTTCTTCTCTTTCAGCATGACAAATAATTCGTGAGGTGTTTCAGTTATGCCAACCCATGCACCATTTATAAAAACCTTTACTTTATCATACATATCATGTGATTTCAAATTCTCATCGTCAATATGAGTTATACTTGGCATGATATATTCATAAAGTGGAAGCGAGTTTGAATAAATAGTAATGTGTGTCATATAGCTTAAATTCTTTACAACACCAACCGATTGACCTTCTGGAGTTTCAGCAGGACATAAGAAGCCCCACGAAGTGTTATGTAATTTACGTGGAGGAATTAGTTTGCCACTTTTATCAGTTGGTGTGGAAATACGGCGCGCATGACTCAAACTGGAAACATAATTCAGTCTATTTAAAACTTGCGCTACACCTACTTTGTTTGAATTTGTATGTTTAATACCAAAATCGCCTGTTGAAAGAGCTCGCTTTAATCCGTTTTCAATTGTCGTAGATTTAATTATTTTATAAATATTTGTCAAGTTTATAATATTTTCATAATCATCTGTTGATTTCCATGATCCAGTATTTATTTCTTTAATAATTTGTTTTTCCATATCTTTTACCAATTTGTTGAAATAATTTCTATAAAGATTGTTCAAAAGAGTGCCTGTTAAATCAATGCGTTTATTTAAGTAAGAATCGCGATCGTCAGCTTTGATGACTTCAAAAGAAGCGAGAAGTAATTTATTTGTCATATAACCAAGGAAGTAAATTTTTTGAACGAGATTATGACAATGAGGAAATAAATCATTGTTTAATATGTCCAATGTAAATTCATGCTTCTTTTTGGCGCCAGTTTCTTTATCCATATTAATTGGAGTGTACATGACAAAGCTGGTAATATATTTAATACATTCTTCTTGTGTCAAATGTTTATTTGCATCTATAATGGATGCTTGTAATGACTCTAGCATTTCTTTGGCGATTTCATTTGTAGATTCAATATTCAAGAGAATTTTTTCACAAATATCTTTATCTGTTATTACACCTAATGCTCTAAAAACAATAAATAATGGAATTGGTTGTTTAACGCGTGGCAATTGAATATTTATCGCATTACCAAACCCATTATCTTTAGAACTAATCATCATGTTGATTTGCTTAGGTGAGATACATTTAAAATCAGGGACTGATTTGATTTCAGCCATCCAAGTATATTTTGTGTTATTCTTTGATATATTGAAACAATAGACGCGATTTTCAGCAGCACGTTCTTGACCTAGAACAGTTTTTTCAGAGCCGTTAATAATGAAATATCCACCTGCGTCAAATTTACATTCGCCTGTTTGCGTATTTTCAAAATGCTTATACTGGTTTAATACGCAAATATTTGATTTTAACATGATCGGTAATTTACCAATATGCACCTTTGGAACAGTTTTATAAAATGTTTGAGTGTTATCCAAATTAGGACCATTTCTAACAACATATTTTATATTAATGTCAACTGTCGTTGATGAAGCATAAGTGAAATTTCTAAGTCTTGCCTCTTGTGGAAACATTAATTTAATAGCACCATTATTCTCGTGAATTTGTGGTCTATAAATATGGAAGTTTTCAAATGTAATGAAAATTTCTAACGAATATTTTTTAGAAACAGGGTCAAAATCTTGAATTGACGCAATATGAACTGGATTAAACATTTCTATAGTTTTAGTTATTTGATATCCAACAAAATTATTATACGATTCCAATTGGTGTCTAACAAATCTTTCCAAATGTTGACCTCTAAAATAAGATTCAATTAGATCCCATGGTTTTTCAATATATTGATCATTTTCGATATCAAACAAGTCTTCATTGTTTGTATTATTGTTATTGTTATTGTTAATATTTTGAGAACTCATATTAGATGTAGTATTATTTGTGTTAATTGCCATCATAATTTCAGTTATTTTATATTTCAATTTATTTTTAAATTGTTTTAATAATATGTTTTAATAAAACAATATAATTTTCAAACCGTAATTTTACATTTCTTTTTATTAAATAAAAATATCTGGATCATATTGAACTTCGTGACATTTTTTATGAAAAAAATATTGTTCGTAAGATCCACCAAAATGAGCTACTTCACCTTTACCATTTTCTACTGCGAGACAGGGTATTATTAACGCTCTATTGCCATCTTTTGTTATCGTCCAATCAGCACTAAAAGGTCTCATAGAAGAATCATGTAAAGATCTTGATGCATAATCACTCTCTTCACCATATTTATCCAATAAATTTTTTGCGTTTGTTTTTGATAACATATACATTTGTGTCCCCCATACATCATTTGTAAAATCATGATAAGTGAATTTTTTGTCATTACTTTTTTTAACACTAAAACCATGATAACAAGGGTCTATTTTAAAAGTCACAAGATAACCTAATAATAATACATCTAAGTTCATATTTTTAAAATCTTTTATTACATCTGGCATAAATGTGTTGAAATCTTTATGAATATAAATATCATCTTCACAAAAAATACCATATTCTACATTAGGATCATCATAAAACATTTTAATCATATCTAAATGACCATACATACACGACCAACATTTTTTATATAAATCTGTAGTAATTCGCGGATCTGTAAAATGAACGCCGTCGTAAAAAGTATAATCTATGTTTGCACACTTAAATCTTTCTTCCATAGAATTCTTTCTCTCTTGGTTGTTGAAAGACAAACAATATATTTTATATGTCATAAGTGTATAAT